GTTCGCGCGTCGGGAATGCGAATTGTTCTTTTTCCCTTTTGGAATACCCGAAATAATGCGAACAAACTGAGCCGAACGTCTCGCACATTTCGCGCAACTTCATGCCCGTCTTGTCATGTTCTTCGTCGAGGTACTTTTTGATAGACTGAAAGCACTCGGTTCGCGCCATGATCATGTACAGACCGCTTTTATCTTCGCCCTTGTCGTACATTAAGATCCGCTCCGTGCATGGCGCGAATGATCGGATCGCGTCCGTCTTATTCAACCCCATGAAATTGTCACCCTTATGCCAGACCAAATTGTTCAAAAGATTAAAGTGGCGGTCGAATATGATCTGGGCGTACGCTATGCGCTTGTCGTCGCCGTACCAAAATAACGTGCCGTTATCTTTTAGCACTCGCTTGCATTCGATCGCCCACGCTTCGACGTCCTTCAAATAATCGTCAAAACTATCCCAGACGAAATCAAAGTCGCCCAGAATTTCAAAGTATGGCGGGTCCGCAATGATCAGATCAACGGACTGATCCGGTAGGTCATTTTTCATCCAGTCGGTGTTGTGGATCGTGTTTTTCTCCATGTCTCTTTAGTTTATAAGGTCTTCAAGTGTTTCAATCTTTTCCGTGGTGTTGATCTTCGCGCGGCTGCTCGCCGTCAGTCCAAACTCGACCGCCATCTTCTTGATCTTGTCCCATGACTGGTTCATCATCAGAACTTCCGGCCGCGGCCTAAACATTAGATCCCCTTGGGCCGTGGTGGTGGAATACGTTGGCCCGTGTTCCTTGATCGCGGCGCGCGCCACTTGGTAGTCTTCCCATGCGTCCGCCAACATTTGCAGCGCGATCGCGTCGATCTCAGCAACCACTCCAAGGGCGTCCAATTTATCGACCAACCATTGGAACGTTTCGCCCGCACTTTGGATCGACGGCGCCGCTGGAATTCCGTCGGCCTCCAGCCTATTTTTGTGCCGGCTGGCGTCGTAGGTGCCTTGCGCTTTTAGCATTCCGGTCGGTTTTGGTTTTCTTCCTTTTCCCATTTTTTAACTCTGTCTGCTCGTCTTTTGACTTTTAGGCCCTCAAATTTGCGGTCGTGTTCGACTTTGGGGGGCGGTGATGATTTAAATTATCCGTTTTTACATTTTATACCGCCCCTCCTTGGTAAATTCTGGGCAGTTTTTGTTGTTCTTGATCCGTATGCGTGCATTTTCTGGATCATTCATGTGCCTCGCGTCCGCTTTTGACGTTGTGACAACGATGACACATTGTCTGCAAGTTGTCCCACGCCAACGGATCACCGCCGGCTTTGATCGGTTGAATGTGGTCCACAACTTGGCCAACTCCTTCGCATTCGACGCACAACGGCTGGCGCTTGATAAACATGGCGCGCAATCTTCGCCACGCGGTTGACTGGTAGAACTTGTTGCGCTCGATCCGATCTTTGGACTGCTGGTTCTGACCTTGCAACCATGGCCGCTGCTTTCTTTTTGGCACGTTTGGCATTTCATTCTTCGTTTATATTTTCCAAATCATTGACGTAGATCGGTGTGAATTCTCCAACGTAGGCACACCAAACGTTGAATTCTAACCACTCAAGGGCGTCCTCTGTGGTCATGTCGTCTTCTTGTAATAACACCGCAACCATGGCCGACTTTGAATAGACCGCAACGCCTTGATCTGTGTGGCCAATGAGTGCGGCATCATATCCGTCCGCGTGCAATGTTTTCCCTTCTATCATTTGTCTCGTTTATGCTCTACCTTCTGTTCTGTTCTGTAATACTTCGCAACGTCTCGGCGTTGCTGGTCCCGTTCGATCGCCGTGATCCGTGACTCCCAAAAACCAAAGTGGAGGTACATGTGGTTTCTCATGGTTTCGGGTGTGATCTGATATTCTTCGTCTTGCGTGATCTTCAACCCTCTCGCACGGCGCTGATCCTTTTCACATTGGCGGCATCTGGATCGGTGGCGCGACGTATGGCATGCGCGCCGGTTGAATTCCTTCAACGGCTTCACCTTCTTACATTTTGTGCATTCTTTAGTTTCCAACTCTTTGCTCTATGGCGGTTTTTCTGTATTTCTTAATAGCCACCGGATCGCCGTTTGCATTCCTTACGAAACGAACCGCGTGCCCAATTATTGGCGTGTCATTCACTTCCTTAATGACTGGCACCATGTCCGGCTTCCGGATCGGTAGTTGTTCGCCGATGCTCATGTCTACGATCAGTTGCGCGATCTTGTTGCGTGTCTTTAGGTTCACCTTCATAAGATACTAAAATCTTCCAAATCAATGAAGGCGTTCCGGCGCATGACGTCACCCGCTTCACGTGAGTTCTTTTGCGTGCGCGTTTCTTTGATCTCCATGGGCACGCTAATCCCAAACATGTCACCGATCTCCACACCGATCACCACGTCGTCACCGATCAGATAAACTAACAAAATAAAAGGCACGCGCATCATGGTGGCCATCTTGATCCCGTGTTCAATTTTGTCGTAGGAGATCAGATAGGTCCCGAAACGCTCCAACGATGCCAACGTCATGTTTCGAGACTTGAACTCGACCACGTGCGTGATCTCGTTGTTCTTGCACGCAACTCCGTCGACACGTGCGAACTTTGGCGTGGTGATTATCTTCCAGCCGTACTTTTTTAATAGGTAGTCGAATGCGATCTCCTCAAATTTATCCCAGTCGGTGCCGCTCATATTATTCCGTTTTTCATTATTAAAGTGGACCGGCCGACCTTCTTGAACTCGATCATGCCATTCACTTCCATTTCGTTGATCACCTTTTCCGCCATGCGCTTCGTGACTCCTTCGATGTCTCTTATAAACTTGGCCGCGTCGGTTTTGCTTTTTCCGCTGATCTGATCCAAAAGGCGATGGTAGTCGTCAGACGTCCAGACCCTTTCAGCGATCGGATCTTCTGGCTCGTTGAGTGTCAACTCAATCTCGTCGAACCCTTGGACCTTCATCAGCATGGGTGGAAATTCCATGTTTCGCGTGTACTCCGGCACTATCTCAGAGGCACCAACTACGTCCGCACTTTTCTGCAAACTGATCGTCGTCTCGGCCTTCTGGACCAGTAGACTTCCAAGGTGGCCTTTGGCGTTCCGGTCGTTCTTATTTTCATGAAGGACGACGGATATGTGGCAGCTTTTCTTTTCGGTCCACTCCAGCAACTTCGACGCGATCGCCGTCGCTTCTTCTTCGTCGTTGACTCCCTTGCTCGCCAAATCAACGATCCCATCGATCACCACAAGGCCCAAATTGTCGTGCGTCTTCATTATGTAGTCCGTCAACTTCATGCGCTCTTTATTGGTTAGCAACCCGCGGAACCGGTAGTGCTTGAACTGGTCGTAGTTCTTGCGCGGGTCCAAACCGCCGATGGTCTGGATCCGGTGTTTCGCCTTGCTGGCATGCCAGTCGCCTTGCTCGGTGTCAATATATATATTCAGCCGATCACGTACGTGACCACGTACATGACCACAAACGTCAAAATCAGAAACGGCGGCACCCATCAACATGCTGAGAAAATACGACTTTCGGGACTTCGCTTTGCCTTGGATCAATGAAAAGTTTCCCATGGTGCCAAATATATAATGATCGGCCCCAAACTTCAACGAGATGGCCTTTTCCGGTTCACTGATCTCTTGCGTGGAATCCACCTCCAACGATCGCAGCAATGCCAACATTTCGTCGATCTCGTCGCTGGTCGCCGTCTCATAGTCGAAAAGGGCCTCGTCGCTGATCGCCTTCGGTTCCGGTTCTTTTCCGTATCCGTCGTTTTTCAGTTGCATGATCGCACCTTTGAAATCGCCGCCATGCTCTAAAACCACGTACGCTTGGAATGCGTCGTACGCCTTCTCGGCTTCGAATTCCGTCGACGTGGTGAACGGATAAAATAGGCCGCTATCATTAAAGACGACGCCAGACGTTTCGCTTGTCGGGTTGTTAGGTCGCAGCATGTAGGTCATGCGATCCGTTTCGCGCACCACACTCCAACCGCTGAGTGTCAAAACTTCAATCACGTGATGCGTCGCACGGAACTCACCCCACGGCGTCGACTCGTCTGGATCATTACTTGGACCCTTTGCGATCGGCTGCAACTCGATCGGATCCGGTGGAATTGGGGCGGCGTCCATCATTCGAGCGCATGACCAGATCACGTTCCTCTCCTCTGGGCTGATTTTGGTGACGTTCGTGATCTTGCCTTGGATCTTATACCCTTTCGTTGGCCACACTACGATTTGGCCGCCCCGTCCACGTGTTTCAAATGTCACCTCGCTGGCCTTGTTCTTTGCAAGTTTTTCATTGCCGGCGATCTCGTCACACTTAAAGATCCAATGGAACCCGCCGGACTGCGTTTCTTGAATGATCATTTTGCTCATAAGATCCGGCGCCGCCTCATTGATCAACTCGCAAAACTCTGCATACTCGTCGCCGTCAAAGTGTTTGGCGTCCACGTCCAAACATTGGATCCCGTCGAAACCCATGACCAACCCGATCCCGTTCGTCTTTTCGAAAACGCTGAAATCAGTGATCGGATCTTCTGCATGTTTTTGCCAACCTTTTAACGCTGGCCTTTTACTATTCGGCACCAACGGAATCGGCGAAAAGCCGGCGTTCGCATATCGGTGCGCGATCTTAATTATGTCCATGGTTTTTGCTCTCTTTTCTCTTTATCTTATTAGGTCCCAGTTGTCGCAATTCCGTGCATATTTTCGCGGCGACAGACTGATTTGCTTTTTGTCTTTTACCTCGTAATAAGGAAAAACAAACCAGCGGCGGTTGTAGACGTCGTAGCATACCACGAAATCAACGCCGGCGTACTTGCTGAAATCCTTCGTCACTCGCGCGCTGCTCTTATCAAAGTGGCGCGTGCTTTTGATCTGGATCGTGACAAACTTGCCATCCTTCTGGGCGATCAGATCCACTGGCGTGGAATTCAGAAACGGAAACGCTACATTCCAGCCTCGCTTGATCAATTCAGCGGCGCACCTCAGTTCGGTGATCGCGCCATATTTGTGCGACTCATTCACCCGTTCAACTTTTCAAGGTAGTCGTCGTAGTTCTTTGCTATGAAATAAACGCCGCCCGCTTCTTTAATCTCGCGCTCCACTTCCTTCTGGTCCGCACTCTGTCGGTCTTTTCCGATCTTCACTTCTATGCCATAGAACCGGCCGTCAATGATCGCAATGATGTCCGGCACGCCTTTCTTCTGGACCCCTTTGCGGTAAACGTTGCGCTTGCGATCGTAGACCGCCCCATTGTTGATCCGATACGCAGCACCACCGCGCACGTGATAAATGTCCCAAATGATCGTTTTCGTCAGATCGTTGGCCGTGGTGTCTTTGAACTTCTTGCGGACCAATACATGGGGCGGAAGGTCTGGGTGCTTTTCAGCCTTCAACTGATCGGCCAACTGGGCCAACTCCTTCAAGTTACTCGGGACCTTTTTCATGCTCGGCGGTTTTGAGTTCTACGATCCTTTCAATGAATCCAATCTTTTCATCTTTACCCAATGCGCGCCAGTAGGCCTTAACGGCGCGCCAACAATAGGCCTCTTTAATTATCTCCTTCGCGGACTTGCTGCTCATACTTTTGAACTTTTTGCCAGAACTTGAGGTACTCAGACTTGCGCGCCTCGATGTCCTTTTGTACTTCCGGATCATTCCGGTGAACTCTAAAAATAAACAAACTCGGAGACATGCGTGGATCAAAACTCACGAAATCAACCCACTCCAATGAGTCGATCACCACAAAATAGTGCATGACTTGGGGCTTATAGATCGCCGGAACTCGACCGCCACGAATGTAGGAGACGTGGTTTTTGGTCGACGGGCACTTGATCTCCACGCCCCCGATCGGCTTGCCGTCTTTATACACCAACGCGTCCGGACTGATCGCCAGAAACGGGTGATCGTCATGAATACAGAAACCAACCTCGCGGACCTCTTGACCGATCCGGAGGCGATATTCGTCCAACGCGACCGGCTCCATCATGATCCCGTGGCGCATGGCCTCGGTCGTCGGTGACTCGATCACCTCACCGCTCAACCTCTCAGCAATCAACAAATCAGCAAACGCCAGATTGTTCGACTTGAACACATTCGCGCACCGGCTTCCGGTGATCACCCCGAGACGCATTTCGAACCACTCGCGGGATCTCTGTTCTACGTTCTTAATCTTCATGCGCCCAACTTTTCATAGTACGACTGGTACAACTGGATCCCCTCGGGTCCAATCTTTGACGCCAGCGCTTTGATCCTTTTCTGCTGATCTAAACCGCGCAACCACTTCCGGTGGTCGTCGGATCTTTGGAACGTCCAATCATGGGCGTCCAGTAGTTTTTTGAGTTCTTCAATCATTTGCTTTTCTTTTTAAAAATTAACGTACGGGTGGAATACTGCATATAATAAAAGCATCAACGAAAGGGCGAAACCTATCGACGTGACGCATAACAACACAAAAAGGAACCGCATCAATTTTTCCTCCTCAGTCTTTTTCAATTCCTTCATCTTTTAGGTCGCGCATGTTCATCTTCGCGATCGTGTTTTTGTTTATGTGGTCCGTGATCTGTTCATTGATCGTCTTTTGACAGATCGCGCACCGGTATCCGTTCTTGATCTTTTTCGCTTTACTCATGGCCGTGCTTTTCTCGGTGTTCTTCGATCACAAAACTAAGGGCCGCCAGTTCTTCCAAACTCAACCCCAAGATCGTCTCCACTCTGGTCTGGATCCCCGTCATGAGTTCTTCGTCCGTCTGATCCAATGCAGCCAACGGCCCACGGATCGCTTGCTCGATCTGCTTTTCCAGCGTGTTCATCATGCGGCGAATGCTCTGGCGATACAACGGCGTCCCCTTCATGGTGTCCATCTGTTCAAGTGTCGCTTGGTACAACGCGATCAACTTGACCCCGTTGCGAAAATACTCCAGCCGATCCATTAGAATTTAAGCCACCGCTTGCGGCGCTCATATTTGCGGACCAACTGGCCGCGGTTATCTAAGAAACGAACCACGTCGTCATTCCACTGGGTGTTGCTCGCCACGATCGTGGTGTTTATGATCTCCCAGCGCAATTCTACAATATACCGGCGGACGTAGATCATGTGCGCCCTCTTACGTATCAACTTCTTCATTCTTCTGGATCTGTTTTCTCAGCGCCTTAATTTCGGCGCGCAGTTGTTTTATCTCATTCTCCAGCGTGATCCGTCGATCCGCCGCGTCTCGGTTGTATCTCTCGAGAACCTCTTGCAACTCGAAATAAATCGCGTGGTACTGCGGCAGCATCATGTTCGACGCATGGTTCCGAAAGTGGTGCAAAATTGTCGCGTGGTTCTTTCCGAAATACTTGCCCAACATGGTCGCGGAATAGTAACCGCGACACACGTTGAACAATGCCGCCCTCGGAATCACCACCTCTTGGTCTCTGGTGTTTCGCATAACGTCGACGCGATATTCTTCGCGTAACACGCGAACCATTTCGTCGATCATTTCGATGGGTCTTATTGTCATGGGTTCCAAATTTAGAATGGTAGATCGTCTTCACCATGTGGAATGTCCACAACGTTCGACACTTTCGGCTTGTTATTCGGCACACTGATCTGATCCGGTTCCGGATCTCCAAGATCTGGCAACCCTTCAAAAAGCGCCTCCTCATTCCCTTGGGCATATTCAACCAACTCCATGATCACGTACGCACTCAGCCAGATCGAAAGGCCCGCTTTCCCGTTGTACTCGTAACGCTTGATCCATACATTCGCACGGATCTTTGTGCCGTCACCAATCAACCCGTCGAACGTCTGGCGGTTCCGGAGGTACCCTTTCGGAATGTTGATCGACTTGATCTTTACCACGTTGTTTTCCGTGTCCTTAATCTGGCCCGTCGAGTCCTTCGCGCGAACGTGGTCCAATACTTTCAACCCTCTGAGCGCATTCGCGGACTCGTCGTCTAACAACAAGTCGGCGCAATACTTCTCGCTCATCTGATCTTTGCCGCTCTCATTCGTGAGGCGCGCATACTTTACCGACCCCGACAAAATCATGCCGTGGCCTTTTGCAAAATCTACCTTTGCCATATTTGTGAATTTTAAACCGGCGCCATGTTTGTCTCTTTGTCTGATCCCGTGGCGCCTTTTCGGGATCGTTTCTTATCTATACTGAACCGGTAGGTCCGTTGTGATCTTTTCGATGCCGTTCAATAGTGCGCACACTATGACGAAACCGATCAGCATTGCAACGAATAGGACCACCGGCGGGTAGTGCTTTTGGATGAGTTGTTTGATCTTCTTCATGTCTGTGGTATTTAGTAGCCTTTCAATTTATCCATTGCCCAACGTGGAATGTCTGAGCAATACACCTCGCGCGATCCGTCCCAACATGTGGTCACGTTCCGGATCTTAAAGATCGCACGCGGCAACCAAACGTTCACGTATCTCGGAATGTAGTGGCCGCGGTTTACGATCACAAGGATCGCCTTTTCTGTGGTCGCTTTTATCTTATAGCCGTCGCCAGATAATGCCAGCCAATCTTCTGCAATGATCTCCTTCATGTCTGTGGAATTATTTCCAAGTGAATATGTCCGGACTGGTTTGCTGGCCGCCTAACGTCACGCGAACGTGATCTGGTGAAATACGTGCGACAAGTTGAACGTTTGATCCTTGCGCTTTTAATTTTTTGTAGTGCTTGAGTGATGTCGTCGTGATCATGTCAGTGGTTTTTTTAGTGGTCGAAATTATTCTACGATGTTGAGGACTTGCATGAAAAGCATGTCGTCATTAATGTCGAAGGCGTTGAAGTAGTCCTTTGTCAATTCGTAGGCGTTGAACCATTCGCCGTTGTTTTGCATGTCTTGGATCTGGCCGTTGATTTGCTCGGCGATAAACTTGGCGTGTGTAATGCTTTGTGCGTGTGTCATTTTTGTGGTTTTTTTAGTGGTCGAATCGTTTCGACACCACTAAAGTAATTAAATAAATTAAACCGCCAACAAATTACGCACTTTTTTTGTGAATTATTTCGGAATAAGTTCGCCCACCCAAAACTTGACTCTATGATTCTGCCCGCGTAACTTGACCCCGTTGTTGATCAACCCGCCCCGATAGGCGGCGCGGTTTGACAACTACGCAAAAGGGACAAGTTAAAAACCACGTCCCAGACGAAATTCCAAAAGATCGGCCATTCGTTTTTTGCTCTCTTTACGTTTGGTTGTTAATAGTGCGCCGGTGATCTCGCCGGCGTTCTTCATTTATATATATAAGAAAAGGCCGCACCACTGGCACGGCCTTCACTAAAAAAACCAAAGTCAAACGGAGAACCCTTTGACCCGACAAAGATAAACAAAAAGGCCGCACCAACGGCACGGCCTCACAACAACAAAACAACGGGTCGCCCCGTTGATCGTTTAGGTGTTCATCTTTATAAATAGGATCACCACACTGATCAAAAGGATCAGCAAAAGGATCAGCCGGATCTCTTTGAACAATGGCCGCTTTTCCTTCTTCAATACCACGCGATCGATCGGGACCTCTGTGATCAGTCGGATCGTGTCGGGTAAACATTCCGCCGCGATCCGGATGGTGTCTTGAAACCTTTGGATCTTTACGATCACCCCGTCCGTCCGGATCTCTTTTTCTATGGTGTCATGAAGGACCAACGTGTCCGAAATCTGTGCGCCTTGCGTGACTATGGTGGTGTCGATCTTAACGATCGTGTCCGCTGCAATCGTTGGGTCTTTTGCAATCGCACGCTTTAGGTGCCACTGCGCACCACAACTTTGCAGCACGAAAAGGATCAACACGAAAAGACTGGCGCGGCCTATTTTTCCGCATCTACGATCCGCACTCCTCGCATTCATCTGGGTTGTCTATGTTGCATTGTGGGTGTGGCATTTCTTCAAGTTCTTCAATCCACTGGTCAAAGTCGTCGCTCATGATTTGGGTGCTTTTGGATCTTTAGAAAAGAAAAGCGCGAACGCCACGCCAATGAATGCGCTGAACTCTGTCAGCGTCGCTTTGTCGGTTGCCACTAACATGACACCCGTCAAAAATATGACCACCCCGACGGCGGTCGTTTTTCTATTTTCGAAAATTCTCTGGATCATTTATTTTCTTTTTAGTATGTCAATTTCTCGCTGGAGGTACTTGTTTTCCGTCTCCAGTTCGGCCACCTTTTGGGTCAATGATAGGATCTTAGCTTGAGCCGTTTCAAGTGCTGCACTCATGTCGTCCACGCGTTTCAAAAGGTCAATTCTAAACATGGCCTCGGGGTTGTTTTCGTTCTTCTGTATGCGCAATTCTCGGGCCGTTTCGCGTCGCGTTCTGATAACGTTTTCGTAGAATTTAAACGCGGCACCGGATCCCAGAATGGTGACGACGGCGATGATCACTTCACGTGTTTCCATTGGTGTTTACTCTTTGGCCTTCGTTTCCTTCTTCACTTTTTTGGCTGCCGGTTTTTTGCCGAACTCCTTCTGGACGTCAAAAGACGGGCATGCCTTCGCTGCAAATTCGTTGTGGCCATGGATCGTTGCGGCTGGATATTGATCCGAAAGGTCCGCGATCAACTTGATCAAGCTGGCCTTCTGTTCTGGCGTTCTGGTGTCTTTTGGTTTCTTGTCTGAGTCAATGCCGCCAACGTAACAAACATGGACGGAGTGGTCGTTGTGTCCTTTTACACCGGCGCCGGATCTGTGCAATGGTCTGCCGGCGTGAATGGATCCGTCCAACTCTATGACGTAATGGTAGCCAATGTCACGCCACCCGCGTCCCTTCACGTGCCAACTTTTGATCGTCTCGGTCTTTATGTCGCGGCCTTCTTTAGTGGCTGCGCAATGGATAAAAATCTGGTCAATGTTTCGCGCTTTCATGTTCTTCATTCTTTTAATTAGTAAATTAAACACCCTCCGGAAACCAATCGTTTCCCAACGTGTCGACCAACTCCAGCGGCGCCGTATAATTGGGGTGTTTGACAATGGCGAATTCTTCGCCGTTTGGGTGCATTATAGGCACGGCCCAATTATCGTTGTCTTTGTAATTTTCGCCAGCGGTTACTTGGGCGTCGTACTCATTGCACTGGTGGTATGTCCCTTTGTAGTATTCCATTATTCGTACACGTCAAAGTGGTCGTTCATGTTGGTGGTTATGTCGGCCCGTTGCGATTTGTGTTTTGTATAAAGCAGAACCTCTTGCATGTACTGGAATGTTCGCTGGTTGTTATTTGTCCCGATCGTGTTAAAATTGAACGTCGACCCCTCTGGTAAACTTTTCGTTTCTTCTGTATACTGCGACCCGTTTGAATAGACGGACGCCGTGCCGTTGTCGTTGTAAAATTCAAACAATCGCTGCGTATTTCTCAATCCAGACGAACCGGACCACGTTTGGTTTGTGCTATCTATGGTCAGACGGATTTGGTTGTTATATAACAACACCCGATCATTCAACCCACTCGACGGAACTTTTGAAACCCCGAACCCGTAAAAATTGTCGAATTGCATGACCATGAAAATATCGAAACCGGTGTCCGGCAGCGTGACTTCGCCGTTTTCTGGAATGGTTAAATGCTGATCCGACGCGGTGCTGCCGTCGTCTACGTAGCCATCGAGCGCCGGTTTATTATTCAAGGTCACCACGCTGCCTTCGTTAAAAATTCGCGGTTGTTGTGTGGCCGTCGTTTGCTGGACGTGTTTCCCGTTGCCGCTTTGGTCGTACCATGTGCGGACGTACCCACTGGTCCCCGAACAAAAAGACGCGATCGCTGACGTGTCCAGTACATTGTCACTGAATCCGATATTTTGCGTCGCGTTGTCGCTGGCCCTTCTGATCTCCATGCAGTCGCCGGTATAAGTTTTTGACAAAAGTCGGACGGAATAAGCGGCGCCAATGTTGCTGCCATAGGTGTCTAAAATTCCAGTGAATGCGGACGGCACTTGCGTCGTCGATGCTGATGCACTGACGGACGTGCCGAGTGTGTTCGTCTCCCTTTGGACCACTCGAAGGTATTTATTCTCGTCGGCCAATGCGATCGTGTACGTGTTCGAATCTTGGATCGTCGTCCATGATCCCGTTCCGGTGTCGCTGCGCTGCCATCTGAAGACTCTGGTGCTTTCTGGATATGCTTGAACTGGTGCGGCGGTGGCCGTCAACACTTCACCGATCTCAATGGTCCCCGAAATCGTAGGCGCGCCGGTGATGATCGGCAAGTATGGCGTCAAAATGTTCAACTGCAACGAAGCCGGCGATACGCTGGCCAATTCCATGGACTGCGCCGGAATGGTTGGCAGCGTCATGCCTTGCGGCTGGATCGTTGGTAGTGTTAAACTTTCGGCCATCTTTTAGATCGTCATGTCTTCCGATATTGTGAAACGTCCCCCCATCCAAGTTGCGACGGAATTGTCTGCGATCGTTGTGGCTTGCATGTCGTAATGGTACACGCCCGCCTCGATGTCCATGTCTGCCGCTGCTTTTGTCATGGTTAGGTTTCCGGCGGAATCTTTTGAAAAGTCGGAATCCTCAAAGGTCAGCAACGCGATCGACGACGCTGCGTTTCTTTTGACTTGCACTTTGAAGGTGTACAAGGTCAGATCCACGGCGACGCTGGCGCTATTGGTCCAGTCCATGTCGAGCGAGAACGTGTCGTTTTTCATGCACGTGATGTTCAGCGTCTGTTTAATGATGAGGTTTACGTCTGCCATGTTTTTCGTCTTTTACTGCGTGAATTTATTCCGGATCTTCTTCGTCCGGTGGTGGTACTGGGAAAAATTCCGGATGTAATTTTCGGCACGTCGAAACCCACTCGGCCACCACGTCGCTGGCTCCTATGATCATGACCCCGAAAGGTGGACACCAGAACAACTTATCGGACCAACTGGCCAATGCTGGGCCGTTCCACAACATGTCGACGCTATATTTTGTCGACCCCTCAAGGATGCCAATTTTTGCAACCACGTGGCCGTGATCTTCGCCGAGTTGGTTGATCGCCTTGATCGCTGCGGCTTCGCTTTTGAATTCATATTTTCGGAATGTCTTGCCCATGTTTATAGTGTTGTAAGTGTTGCAAGTTCGTCGTTGGTGTATGTCGCTTTCAATGCTGCGAACTGGTGGACCTTCATGGTGCCTTGTTGACCGGATAATTGGAACTTGACGAACTCGTCAAAATCGGGGTCGGTTATCGATGACGCCAGTGCATTCGATCCGTTCACGAACACTTTGACGCTTCCGTTTCCGGCGTTGTATTGCATCGCTATTTTTACATGTTCGGCGGTTGTTTCTTGGTCAATAAGTGCGGTGTTTGAATTGTTCGCAACTCTAAACGCGGCCATTCTTTTGCTCGACTCTGAATTTCTATAAATAGCTAAAAAACTGCCCGAACCCGATGCTTTTCGCAATCTTATATTATACCCAGACGCGTCACGAACGGCGTCCGCCATGGTGATCTCACCAAATAAAACCACGCTCGTGAGATCGTCGTCGTAGGTCAATTCACTCGTCACGTCGTACGCTCTCTCCACGGCCGTCCCATAGGTTGGCACGTAGCTTGTCGCGTTCGCTTCTGCTGCCGTTGCGTTTGGGTGTTCTTCGAACTGGGCGCCGTATGCGTAAATTGTCGCGCCGCTTGGAATGTCGTCCACAAAAAGACCTTGGTAGGTGTCGCCCGTGTTCGTCGTTTTGTGTTCGTATCTCACCCACTCCGTGGTCAATGTGATGCTGGTGGTCCCGCCGTTTCCACTTCCGTCTTTTAAAGAAATCGACTCGCCACCCGCGGCACCTTTTAAATATATGGTCCGGCTTGCTGGGTTGGTGATCGATAGATCAGTAAGATAAAAACCGGTGGTCCCGTCGGTCGACGTGATCTTTGCGGCATTGTTTACACCTTCCGGACTGAGTGTTTCCGTGGTGTTGTCTGTAATGGTGATTCCCGCTTGTGCCGTCCACGCTCCGAAATACTCCGAGTGTGTGAATTTATTCTCGCGCGCCGGCTCCATTAAAACGCACGGGCATGATGCCCCGTCAGAATAGTCGAGTCGCGGCATGTCACCCAAAAGGCCAGCGGACGCTTCCGCTGCATCTGTCTCAATGTAGTCCGTCATAACCAGACCCTTTTGCACTTGCGCGTCTTGTATTATATACGTCGCGCCCGTGCTTACGCCCGCCGTTCCGTCTGCATTTGTGGTGTATAAACGGACGCTGGTTTGCGTGGTGTTTGCCGTGATCGACAACCTATAGAAATCATTCCCGACGTACGTCTGAGTCGACGCGATCAGTCCGACTTCCGTCGCGGCTGCGGTCTGATCCTCGTCGCTGATGTTGAAACGTGCATATTGTCCCGCGCCCAAAGATCCGAAATTCAACCCGATCCCGTTCGCCGTGTTGATCTTCACGTATATGGAGAACGTGTAAACACCCGACAACGTTTGAGTTTGTTGCAATGCCATGGCGCCACTGGAGGAGCGCGTTATTTCCCACGCGTCATTCGTTCCGTCATATCCGTCTTGGCCGCTTGTTCTGGTTGTCGCTGACTGGACCCATGTCCCGTCTCCGAAATTGTTGCTTTTCAGCACTTGGTTCGTGTGTCCTTTTTCTATCAGTCCGGAACTATTGATTCGCGTCGCTACGCTTGCACCGGATCCGTCGCGGCTGAATGTGAAATCACCGGCCCCGTCGGTCGGTTTGATCGAGTACAATTTGTCGTCCTTGTAACCGCTCGGAATTTGCAATAAACTGGCATCGTCGAAAAAGCTCATGGTCTAAATTTTAAGGGTTCTGAATTAAGAATTTGACGGCATTTTTCGCACACACGTCACCTTCATAGGTTCCGCCGTCCGCAGCAACGCGAGTCGCGAAATCATTCACCGGCTCGATCCAACTTCCGCCGCCGCCGCTGATCGTTAAAAGGTAGGCAAGGTATTGCTTGTTCATTGTGTCCGTGTTTTGTGTCTAATATAAGAAACCATCCGCGTCTTTTTATTTCTCTTTTTTCTGTGTGATGAACCAATTCCCACCGAAACCGACCAAGGTGATCCCGTCGTAACTTCTGTCGAGTTGATAAGGTTCACTGCTCCCGTCGATCGTCTCGCCAACTTGCGGCGTCAATTGCGCCTTCTTGTTGGCCGTTATGCTTCCGTCTGTTTTGAATTGAAGGACGCCACCACTTTCGGACGCCGGCAAATTGATCGTGTAGGTGCCGTTTTCGTCACCGGTATACGAGATAAAATTGAAGGCGTTCGCATATGATTGGTTTTCTGATCCTCCAGCGCTGCCCGCCACGCTATTGATCGTTACGTTCACGCGGTTGGTGGTGGTGAACTCACCGACCGACGTGGTGGCCAATGTTGAGGCACCCGAGACGTCCAACGTCCCACCGATCGCAGCGGCGTCGCCTACTTCCAAATTGACGCTGCTGAAACTATCAACGGACGGGCCGTTGGTCAATGAGTTGACACCGGCGCCCGTGGTCAATGCCGTGGCCGTGGTGGTGTCGTCAAAGGTCGCCGTGATCGCTGCCGTCTGGATCTTGAACCACTCGCCGGACCACTCGTCAATGTTCGCCGTGAACGTCCCACCCAACTGCACCCAACTGGCGCCGTCAAAGTTTAGAACGTCACGGAACTGGTGGCCCGAAAAGATCCGGCCGGAATACCTCTGAACCGGTTCGTCCATCAATTTGGCGAACTGCTCACAAAGTAGGCGCTCGGCCTTCTGATAAGATCCGGAATTTCCCGTCCTCCAATTTCCGTACGGGATCCGTATTTTCAACCCGCTGGCCTCATATTCTCGGACCAATGAACCGCGCTCCCCTTCACCGCTGAAAAGGCTCAGATCGCCGAGGTCGTACGATAGATTCGACTGAATGTTTGGGTTGGTGTTGGTACACACCACACGCGTCGACTGATCCACTAAATCACCGAATCGGCTGGTGACGTTTTGCGTGATCAGTTTGAAGGATGCCGAGTTGCTCGCGTTCAAAGTTCTGGTGCCGCCGTTTTCGTTTACGTATTCCACAAAGTCCCAATCGAACTCGGTCTGGCCGTCGATCGGAATGCGTGGCGTTTTTATGAAGGTGGTGCCGCTGATCTCATAAAAGTCCGGAATGCCAGACGGCGCACCCGCCGGCAGTGGC